TTTGCTCCTTTAAGATTTCATCTGCCATATAAATATTAAAAATACAAAAATAAAAAAATAAAGTATCATCCATGCTATTTTTAATCTCATATCTCTCCCTCCAATATCTCAGCAGCTTTTAGCCATGCAGCGATATGGGCTTGTTGGTAGTTCCTGTAATGTGCCATTCTATATCGCCTGTTAATTTCAAACCAAAATTCTCTTGGATTAGGTGCTGCAAATATTTCAAAAAATATATAATGCTCCCGAAAAAATGCATCTATCCAGCCTGATAATGTGCGGTAATCAAAATAATCTCCACATCTATTTATATCCATGTTCCCATACTTTTTTATTTGAAATTCATATTCAAAATCATTAGTAATATAAATAAATATAGCCTTCTCAACCTTCGGATACTTTGCCAGTTGTTTAAAAAAGTATAACATTATTTTATCTCCCTCACTATTTCTATGGCACAATCCATTCCCAATCTTATTGCCTGTTGATCTGTTTCACATTTCCAAAAATGATAACCTATTACTTTCGCAATTTTTTCTAATTCATCCATTTTTTCAATTACTTCTTGCTCGTTTATTTCCATTATTTAATCTCCTTTAATGCTATTTCTTTTATTGCTTCCAAATCTGCACATGCTTTATCAAGGTCGTAATAACCAGCCTTCTTAATTCTTTTTATTATCTCCTCAAGTACAGATTTTAATTGCTTGTTTTCTTGTTCTTGTCCCTCCCAACCTTCAAGCATAGAGATAGCATCATGACACTTTTTAACATATCTTAACTCTATATCAACTTTCTTTTTTTTTAATTCCTTAATTCGTACTTGGAGTCTGTTTTGTAATTCATCAAGACATTTTTCACGATATTCTTTAGTTTTGCAGTTAATAATTTCATAACGTAATTCATCGATTGTTATTGAATCATCACTCATTGCTTTGCTCCTTATTCCCTTCAATCGTTAAATATATCCCAGGCTTAAGACCATAGATCTTTCTGGTTAAGCCTTGTTCGCAAATCTGCGAATCATTCATGTAAATAATTCCTTCCATGGCATCGAATAAGCCTTTACACAGATTATCGGTGATATCTGGTTTTGTGTCTTTGTAGAATACTTTCCCCTGGGCTAAATCATAAAGTTTATATTTCGGCCAGGTTGAAAGAGGAGGAAATACAAATAACAATTCTTTTACAATAACCGGTCCCCTGAAGGGAGTAAAATTCTTAGGAATTTGTTTTGCTGTCATTGCCTTTATAGATTTTTCCTGCTCTACAACTTTCTTTGGCTGATGGAAGCTTATTAAAACTCTTTTCTTGCCAGTTAATTTGTCTTTATAAATCACCGGTTCTCCTGTTTTTCGATTGTAGACAGGATTAGCCCTTACCGATTGCTTGCTGAATGGTATGCCTGGGAAAAATAATTTTAATGTCATAATATTTTGCCTTTAAATAAAATCAGGGAACGTACACCACGTTTTTATTAGCTAACCAGAAAATCAAACTATTCAGTCTGACTTTTGATTCATATGTGTTAAGAATAGATTTAAGGTGCTTAAAATATTCTTGCCGAAATATTTCAAAGAGCACGATTCTTAACATTTCCTCCATTGCCCCAAACCCTGATTTTTAAAATGGTAATTCGTAATCAGAATCACTAAATTTTATTTTTGTTTTAACTTTATCTTTTGATTTAACATACCAATTAACATACTCTTCACTTTTTCTTTCGGTCATACATCTTTTGCACTCATTTGGTGAAATTAAATCCTTTGGATTTCCACAAGACAAACACCTATGATTCTCAGCATAGTATACAGTAATATCGAATTCTTTTCTTTGCACAATTTCATCTCTGCTCAATCGTTCTTTTATCTCATGGAGTTTTTTTAAATAAAATTCTCTTGGAGTTAATTTTTCAGTTTCTGATTTCTTAGGCATGCGGAGCCTCCAATAAATCTTCTATTTTCATATACCATTCATCTATACGTTTTACGCCATCTTTATTTTTTTCTCTTAATTTTTTAACGGAGTAGAAATTCTTGCTCCAAAATTCATCTTCGCGATAATGCTCGATGACATCTTTAATCTGCCAATATTCATATCTATCTATCCTATGACATTTATCGAGAGTATCTAACCACTCCCATTTTTGATTATCAGTTTTAGGTTCATATATTTTTTTTTCTTTTTCGTTTAAGATTGAAATAAAAAAATTGTAAAGGTCAAATATTTCCTTTGGAAATTTTGACCATCTTTCTTTTGTATATTTTCTTTCTTTCTTTTGTGTGTCTCTTTTTGGGTAACGATTATTCTCTTTTTGGGTAATGGTCATTCTCTTTTTGGGTAACGTTCTCTTTTTGGGTAATGGCTTCCAGGCATCATAATCCTTGTTAAAACAATAAGTTGTATGGATGGCGTTCTCTTTTTGGGTAACGATTAAGTTCATATCTTTTAATTTGCCTAAAGCCCTGCATATTCTATTCTTAGGGATACTAGTTGCGTCGACGAACTGGGAAAGCGAAATCGAATCTTTTTTTTTACCATATCCATAAGTTTTCCTTATTATAAAGTCTAAACATTGTCTTGATTCTCCTGGTATTCTAATATTCGCTAAAGCGCCTAATATCGAATTAGCTATCCTAGTGTAACCATTTTCAATTTGTGGATTTGCCATTTCTAGATTCTATTTTATAATCATCAGCAGTAAATAAGATTATTTTTTTTCGTTTTTTAATTGGTTTATGATATTGGTCGCGGATATTTTTGATATAATCTTTTTCACTCATTACGGTTTTAAAAAACTTTTCCCAAGTACATATATTCATCTGGATCTGGCATATATTGACTCTTGAGCGTATTTCATATCTTAATCTCTGAGAGGCAGATGCAAATGTATACATCACAAAACCCATAAAATTGATAAAATTCCCAAAATTATCCCTGAAAAATTTGCTATCATATCCTGCCACCAATCTGGTTTAAAATCCTGTTTTTTTTCGTACAATATTCCAATTGTTATAATCACAAACGAAACCAAAACAATGCCTTGATGACTGTTTCCGGTTATCCCTATCCCAAACATAAAACCTGCCCAGGCTAAAATAATATGCCAAGGAAATCCCCAATTATTTTTCGTTAAATGATAAAAGAAATTTGTCATAATAAAACAGATTCCTGCTTGAGATTCAATTCTGCCTGTTCTCTGAATCCGGAAACATATTTTTCTGCCTCTTCCATAAGGGTATATAAAAAAGATGCACATCCAGGATCCAAAACATTACCAGCATAACCGCCATTGTTACTATATGGTTCTTCAATATTACAAGGTGTTTTTATAACAATTGGAATATCAGTATAATCTAATTTCCTTTCTAGATGTAATACTACTCCCAAAATTCCTTCCTTGGTCCGGTTAAAAGTAATCCCTTTTACGGAAATTCTTTTTTCTTCTTTCTCCGGTAATTCGATCATTGAACAGGCATAAGGTTTTAATTTTGTGAGCACGTCATAAAAACCTTTGTGAGCAGGACTATTGGACCTGATCCGGATTTTCCTGTAGATATCGCCTTCTTCTTTCTCAGCAATAATTTCGCTGAATTCGACAGCGATAGAGCTATCTTTGTTGATCTTGATTTTTTCTATTTGCATTTAAAAACCTCCAAAAAGATCTATTTGTTTATTGTTAATTATGGCTTCCAATGCTTCAATTTTCCTTTTTATTTTATATAAATCTTTTAAAAATTCTCTTACCAATAATGCTTTTCCATGGTCAATTATCTTATAATGAACCAGATCAGATTCATATTTTTCAATTATCTCATTGATATTATTCTGACGTTCCAAAATAGGAATTCCATTATTTTATAATTTTGCTTTGTTTCCATTGTCTCAGTTAAGTCATTTATATTTTGGTTATATTCTTCTACATTCTTTTTTATTTCATAGATAGATATAATCCTGGATTTATTATATGGTGCATTAAACCAATCTATTGTGCTATTTTTGAGATGCTCAGATAATGTTAACATTGAGATATTAGAATTATAAAGGCAATTATTGCTAAAGCAAAGAACCATGCCCCTAACCAAAATAGATTTTTACTCATGATTCCCTCAGGCTATTTTAATGATATTTTTCTTCCAATATTTATAGGCATACTGGATCCGTTCTTTTACGTCAATCCACTTGCCGGTTATATGATATCTATTGCCTACAATAAAATTGTCTTTCTCTTTTACCGATTCTGTAATCTTCTTATTTAATGAAATGTATTCAGAATAAGATTCTTTTAGATCCTCGAGGCGATCGATCATCTCAGTCAATGTTTCATCATCTTCGATTATAATTCCCTTACCAAAATCTCTTTCCGGCAAACAGATATGCCTGAAAGGACACCTGGCACATAATTCAAGATCTTCTATCCGGTCCGGCATAGTTTTATTTTCTATGTGCTCATTAATTACTTGGGCTTTACAGAAAATTTCATCCACCAGGTCATAATCAAAATCAACCCATATTTCTTTCAAGGCACCGGTGGATTTATTTTTTAAAATCCAGACTCCTCTTTCTTCATCTGAGGCATACATATAAAGAAGTAATTGAGGAGGGTATTTTTGCAGCCATGGATATGACTTGTTGTAAAAATCTAATACCTGATTTACTTTTTGGAAGATATGAGGAGCCATGGACTTTATTTCGGTTGGATATAATGTTTCATCTCCAGAAATTTTTAATTTCAGATCCATGTGTCCGGTAATTTGAAGATCTTTAATCTCAAATGATCTCTGTTGTTCATAGATTTCAAAACCAGCATCCTGCAAATCGCGTACAACAATTTTTTCCTGGTTATTTCCTTCATCGAAAAGAAGTTGTAAATGAACATCATGCAATAATCTTTCCTGCCAGTGAGTACGCTCATAAACCAATCGCCTGATACAAGGATCTCCAAGATTTGATGCTCTGTTTACATGACAGGGATAAGCCTTTATTTTTTTAGCTTTTTCTTCATAGATTTTTTCGATGATCATAATGGTAATTCTCCTGTTTCATTTTCTTTCGATTTTTCCTCTTTTGGTTTTCCATTACCATTTTTAATATCAAATTCTCTCTTCAGTTTGCCATATAAAACAGTGCATCTTGCAAGGGTAAATTTTTTTAAATCATTTGTAGATTTTGCTTTAGGCAGATCTTTATATTTTGTAAGTTTCTCTAAGATTTCCTGATGCCTGGCCACGTCAGCGTTTTCATTTAATAATTTTTCAATCTTGGCAATAATCTCTTTCTTTTTATTTTCTATGTCCGGATCAGTTTCAGCTTTCCTGGAGTGATAATCTATTTTTGCCGATTTCTCCTTTGTGGTTCCCCTTTTGACTTCTTCCCAGGTCATATTCCTAAGTCCTAAAAGCCTCTTCACTCCGTTCATAAACATATTGTTATAGGCCTTCATCATAATATTAGGTTCATCTACTTCGCTGATCGGTTTTAATTGGCCATCAACCTGGGCAAAGAATTTATCCCGGGATGAACATTTCCCTATTACATCGATTTCATCCCTACCCCCTTCCATTAAGGCTTTCCCGAAAAATATATAAATGTAATATTCACCTAATTCATCACTGCCGGTAATTTTTCTGTAAGGATTATTAGGATCTGCAAATTTAATTTTCACTCCAAAAGGCCTGGCTACTTTTTCACAGCCGGCTGCATCCAGATAAGGCTTTCCACCCATTTCGAGCCAATTTGATTCATTTGTAAGTGAAAGCGCGAATTCCTTAATTCTTTTTATTGATTGTAGACGTTTCTCAGCAATAACCAGAATATTATCTACCTCGGATTCAGAATAAGCAACTAAATCTTGCTGAGGTTCATCAATGATAACTTCTTCTTTATCCATCTATTAATTCTCCTATAGATTTTAAATTTCTTATTTTTTTAAGATGATTTTGCAAAGGTTTTAAAGAAGGATATTTAACTTTTGTATTGCATTTATTAAGTGGGTACCCTACTAATTGCTCTGCTCTGAACGTTACCATGGTTGCACCAAGATGTAGACATCTTTGATTAGAGCAGCCGATACATTTAGGGCAGATTGTTAGTTTTAATGCTTCTTCCATATCGCCTTATAAAATATTTTAAGTTTTATTTTTATCTTTGCTTTCAAATGAAGCCAAATAACTTTACAGGCCGAATGGCCGGTATAGATCGATAATGAATTAATTTTCATCGATGATAATTTGTTTTGCTGATATACCGTATTTGCGCATCATATCTGATATTTTCTGCATTTCATCAGCGTTTAAATCATGTTTCTTTGGATTATAGGTATTAGTATGCACAATACTACCAGTCCGGATATTTACCTGAGGAGCATATTTATTCCCTGGCATTTCCTGCAGGCCAAGAAATTTTGCTTGTAACTTTTCCATAATATCCTCAATTAATTTTGTGGTTTATGGATTCGTTAATTACAAATATTAGCGCCTTTTTTAGATTGGTGACGTTCAGATTTCCGCTATTGAATGATCTGACTAAAAACCCGAGCTTATCTTCGTGTAATTTGGTGAGAGAAATGTTGTTTTGGTTGATTTGTTCGATTGTATGAATGAAAAGTCTTTTTGCTTCGGCAGAATCTTTCTGATCCATGTCGATAGGTAAATAAATGGTTTCCATGTAATATTTCTCCATATTGAAAGTACATTGTTTAATATTGTAATATGGAGAAGTATGGAATTAACTACGGTATGTGCTTAAAATAGAAGAACTTAGAGGAGTAGTTATTGACTAGATATGTATTATATATTATGTAACAATTGTATGGGTGAATCCTAGCCATTTTTAACAATCCTCTCAATTTTTAAATTTTAAAAGTATCTTTAACATACCGGTTCATACTTCTCTTTTATTTAAATCTATCTTTGGTTTAGGTTGAAATTCTTTTTTGCGCTTTTTTTCTTCAAGCCAAAGCTCATAATGAAATCCAGAACGAAGTTCTTCAAAATCCATTAAAGGTGTAAACCATCTGTTTCCAATCTTATGCCAGATTAATCGATCGTAGAATTTAATGTTCAACCGGCCAACTCTATTTTCTTTGTCGATCTTAATCATATTATTGCGGAAAGTCTGAATCTTATAGCCAGTAATCTCACAGAATTTTTTTGAATCCAGCATTAATTCCTGCCGATCCAGACGAGTCCTTAATGAAATAAAATCAAATCTGAGGCTGTTAATTTTTTCATTAAGGCCATTCAGCTTATTGTTTATCTCGATGCTGATCTCATTAATCTGATGGCTTACAGCCTTGTAAAAATGCACATGTTTATCTCTGATAAGATCTCTAATGATTTTATATCGTTCGACCTCTTCCCTGTCCCACCGGCAATCCTGGAAATCATTTTTTATAATTCCCATCTTTTTTAGATGATTGGTCTCTTTCCACCCTTCCGGAAGAAGTAAACCGACTTCAATCAATTTCTCGATCTCGGTAGGTGCCAAATGCAGTTCATTGTTTAATGATATGAAATTATATTTTGCTATCATTGAATAAAACTATTCTATGTTGTTTACATTGTAAACATATTTTTATATATTTGATTGTTTAAGCAGCTGCTTTTTTATTCAGGATTGTTCTTAAAACGATCATCTGGGAATTGGTAAATTCTTTAATCGCATTTTCTATACGGCTGGATTTTCTGAGACCAACGGATAAACCTGCAACAGTTTGCGATACATGCTGCTTGCACACGCCATGCTGGTCGGCAAATTTCTTGTAATCCATATTGGCAAGGATTAAAGCGATTTTAAATTGTTGAATGATGTTAATATCCATAAAAAAGTCCTTTAAATTTCATGTAAAGATGGGTAATTAAGCCCATCATAAAAGGAGGAGTTCGACATGTTAGTAAAAATGTTGAGCGTTCGTCCTTTACTCTATGGCCATTAACCGTAGATAATCTGACAAGACGAGCTCCGAAAGCCGACAGTATCTTAAGTGAGCCTTTTAACGGCCAACGTTCTAGGAAGGACGAGCCATTGGAAGCCTCCCATGGTGCATTAATGGTACACCATGGGCTCTTCCACAGAGATAGAGATTGGGAATGTTTATCAGAATTACTTAATTGAAAAGCATCCAAGTGCGTGATGCCTGAAATCCCGAAGGTTCGGGAAACTTCTAGATTAAGAGTAGTAAAGACTTCCCTGTCGGCGTTATTTTTAAAGATTATTAATATTCTATTAATCATGGAAAAAATAATTGAACACATTTTTCTGATTTGTATCACATACTATCCTTCAATAAATGATAATTTAAAATTGTGATCTTTGTTAATTGATGGAGTAAATATAATTCGTAATATAGAATATGTCAAGTAAAAAAATACTAAATAGCGAAATTATTAAAAAAGAATTAGGTTCTAGAATAAGATCTATTATGGAGAAGAAATCTGTTAAACAAACGGATTTGGCTGAAAAGACAGGCATTCCTAAATCTACATTAAATGAAATAATAAATTCCAATAAAGAACCAAGTGTTTATAAAATATTTGCAATAGCGAAATATTTTGATGTATCAATTGAATGGCTTTTAACTGGCAATGGTCAAGACAAAAACGGCAATGGCTTTAGAAGAGAAACTGATAAAATAATATTCGATAATTTTATGACACACTTTACCAGGATGATTAATGGCAATCCTGAGTTGCTTAATAAATTAATTGAGAAACATGTTGAAGAAAAATGAAATTAATATATCTATTTATTTACATGTCCTTATTTTTTAAACAAAGTTATTCAGATGATATCTTTTTTTATGGAGGATGCGTAATAAAAAATGTTGAGGTTTTAATACATGCCGAAAAATTATTAACAGTGAAAACCACTGATGGCCAAATTATATCCTTCAAGAATCCACGTATTAAAAATATTGAAAAAAAAGAAATAATAGCCTACCAAAAATCTCTATTAAAAGGCGATTGTATTCGTATGGATCCTATAAATATTGCCTGGAATAAACAATTTGAATCTTTAGAAAAAAGATCCTCCCAAATACAATCTAATTTATATTTATTGCCAATTTCCTTTATTGCTGCAGGATTAATATATGATTCGATTGATAATATATTAGATTTGAATGAAACGATTGAAGATTATGTTTATGATGATTTTCCAGAAAAAGAGATTAATAGACTAAAGAGAGAAAGAACAAAATATTATATATTAGGAACCGTTTATTTAATCTGTGGTACTTTAAACACTGTTATTGCTTTAAGAAAATTTGAAATTAATTCTGAGGAGAATAAATTAAATCTTAGTTTTAAATTCTAATCATTCAATATAAATAGCATCATCTTCAAGAATTATATCCCCAGGATCGATCGGATCCGAATAATTATTGTATTCATCTCCACCTATCGTAAAGTCCAGTTCAACCTGGTGATATTCAATCCCATTTATTGTGACCAATCCATCATAATGAAGTAAATAATGGTGCTGGCCAAGTTTGATTGCTTTTACATCGTCGGGGAAATAAACTCTGAAGTACCATTGATCCTGATCTAAAAAATCTGTGTTTAATTCTAAGGCAAGTTCTGTTACTCGTACACGATAACCTACTGGCTCCCTTTCATCTTCCCTGCTAACATCAGAAAGATTTTCAATTTTGAAAGATTTACGTTTTCTCGAACGTAAGGTTCCAACATCTTTATATGAACCATCGTCTGTATCACAGTATTGTAGTACACCCTTCATATTTTTATGCTTCTACCAAAGTTATAGGAGTGGAATAATCAGAATAATCATCTATATCAATTGTAAAATCTAAATCTACCTGATGATATTCGATTTCATTTAAAACAACTAAGCCATCATAATCAATCGTATAATAATGTTGACCAAGTTTGATCATTAAAGAATCATCTGGAAATTTTACTCTGAAATACCATTGAATTTCATCTAAAAAACTTGCATGTAATGTTAAGGCCAGCGCTGTTGCTCTTACTCTGAATCCGACTATTTCAGCTTGTTCGATCCTGTTTTTTCCGATAATTGGATCAACAGTATACGCTTTTCTTTTTCTTGATCTTAATGTGCCTACATTCAAATAGCTGCCATTTTCTGTTGCGCAAAATTGGAGTAATCCTTTCATTTATTCCGCTTCCCGATTTATAATCACAATTTTACCACCTGTATGTTTCATATTTACAGATTTAACTCTAATCTGATATTGTGTACTCTCATATTGGAACCAGGGATCTGCCTGGGAATTCAAGGCAAGAAAAAAATCCTGAGCGCTCTCTGCCAGCATACCAAATTCAATTGTCCACATTTTTCTTTTTGCATTAATTACATCCTGCAAATCAAAATTAAGATCTGAAAATTGTGTGATATCAAGATCATACTCTGGAATTACTGCAATGGCATTAAATTCCGTGTATGAATCTCCTGACTGATTTTTGAATTCAACTGTTTCCATTATTATAACCCATATGCTAAATCTGTTAATTCATACGTATAGATAGGTCCTTCTTTTTCAATACCAGTTATAATTCCTCGGTCAGTACCTGAGGGATATTCTATAAAATCCCCGAGATCATACCTATTGATGGACCTGAATTTATGCTTAATTTGATATATTAAATAACCACCAGAAATACTTTCCGTAATTGTTCCTGATGCTGCTTTAAGATTGCTGTTTATTTCTGCAGTTGTGGATATCTTTTCAATTAATTCCTTATCTTCTGAGTCAGCCCATTCAAAATCTATAATATCTGCAGCAGTCAAAACATTTGTATCAAACTCTGTATAAAATCTTAATTCCTTATCAATTGGTAAACATAATAAAAATTCATTATTCCCATTGTGTATAGCAGCCATAATCATTAGCATATCATGAAGTAAATCGCCCTGCTTTTTTGCAGTGTAACTTAAACTTGATAACCCTCCCACGGTCGTATCTAATAGAGTATCTGCTCCGCTATCCATACCTTTTACGATTTCATAAGGCTTTGTACCAGTCCATTCATCAAAAATATATAAATCATCCATGTAAAAATTTCTATCCGCACCACTGCTTCTATCGTGTTCGAATAGTATTGTATCACATCCCCCTGAAGAAAGTGTTACTAAATCGTCAGAATGGGCCAACACTCTATTGATATATAGTGAATAAGTTTCTACGTCCAAATCCAACTCAAATGTGACTTTGTTCCAGGCTTCCAAATTAAAAGTTTTGCCTGAATCATTCCATGCAGCACTTTTCCAATACACAAATTTATTTCCTGTATTTTGTATTGAACATGCTGCCAAAATATTGGAACCATCTTTAATATATACCTTCATTGCATATTGTGTATTACCATCTTCCTCAATAAAAAATCTAAAATCAAATGACATCTTTCCAGATGTTTGCCTTGTAAACGCTCGTTGTTCATCTGTATTATTTGCAACATAATGAGATGAAACGGCCTTGGTTCCACTGTAAGCATGACTGTTTGTAACCCAAAATCTGTTTCCGGAAGGACTTGTAAATCCAGATGGAGGCAGCCATAATGTATCTGATTCAAAATCGTGTTCAACCAAAATAGTTTTTAAAGCATCTTCCAATTTATCTCTGGGTGTAGAGCCAGCCCAACTGATTGTATCAAAATTATTTATATAATCAATTTCGCTTAAAATATCGAATTCCCAATTTATCTTAGTCTCCAAAATATTTTTCACATATCCTGACCAAATAACTATTCCATTTTCTTCTATCCAGGCAAAAGTTTCATGTTTAGGCTCAATGCCTAATTTTGGTATTTGTAAATGTATGCCTGAATATTCTGCTAAATGTTCTTTGATAAAATCCACACTGACCGACATAAAAGATTCATTTTTGATTTTATTCGCAATATCAAGATAATCATCTGTAATATCATCATATATTTTAAATATAAAAGCCATAATTAAGATTCCGCTATCTGAGTTTTTAATGCATCTGTTTTATCAAGAATAATCTGTATTTGATTGCCATTTATATTTATTCGACCTATCACTTTTAATTGCGAATTATCAAAGCCATCAATTATTGCATCCTGGACTGCAGCATTTAAGCCGGATAAATCTAAAACTCCACCTTGTACTTGATCCACCCTGCCACCTTGCTGATATCCTTTCAAGCCCATCTTATTGATTTGTTCAAGCAGTGGATAATATTGCCTGGTAGCTGCGCGATTAACTACATACTCTCCGATCTGGGCTGCCAGGATACCATCTTCCCCTGCAGGGGTGAAAGCAAAACTGGCAACATCTGAATCTGATATTAAGCCACCTCTGGCTTTCCCCTTGAATTCTGTTGCCCTGATTTTATCTACCTGGGCATAACCTAAAGCAATTTGTGCTGCAGCCATAATATAACTAAATGGTGGAGGATAAGTAGCCACCGCTTTGGATGCACCCTCATATGTATTCACAATCGCTTGTGCAATTGCAGCAGTTTTACCTAAGATAAATAAATTTCTACTCTGCCCCTGGAAAGCAGTAAAAAACTGTGCAGCTAGTTCTAGCGAACTTTCAAGCCCTTCTAATTCTAATTGTTTTTTACGCTTTTGATAATTAAGTTCAATTGCCCATTTTTTTCTAGACAATTTCTCATATTCTTTAGATTCCTCTCCTGCATATTTTTTTACCTGATCTAATTGTGACTCAAGCAAAAAAGTTCTATATAAAAATTGATTATCTAGATCCTCATATATTGTATCTGTGAATTCAGTATTTATTTCATCGAAATTAAAATAAAAATCCTCAATTCTATCAAATGTTTGATCTAAATTAGCTTGAAGATTTTCTATATCTTCCGGAGAAAATATTGAAGCTGATGCCCTTATTGGAGCATTTCTTGCTATAAAATCTGTTTTTTCTCTTATTAATTTTGTTACATTGTCATAATGTTTTTTGTAGCCCTCATATAATGTAAAATTTCCTTTTTCCTGTGCTTGTTGCATTCTAAATGCAAGTCTTTCCTGGATCACAGCTAATTCTTGAATCGATTTCATTCCGATATCACCGAGATTCTTATCCAGTAATTTTAACCTCTCTTCTACATTAGATGTACTGGCTTCAAATCTTTCCGTTGCCTCTGCTGCTTCCACTGTATTCGCTGCATAGATACCCATTGCTGTCGCTGCAGCCCCGACACCTAAAATCAACCATCCTGCAGGGCCCATAGCAGCATATAAACCCCTTATAGCAATTACCAATTTAGGTACAACGATTAAAAGTGCTGTAGTGCCTAAAGCAGCGTTTCTCGTTCCTGTATCCATATCATTTAGTGCTTTTATTACAGGATTAGCAGTTTTGACAAGAGGAATTAAAATATTTTTTATTAAATCACCGGCAACTTCTTTAAAATCACCGATAGTATTATTAAAATCTTCAAGAGCACCAGCACCTGTTTTTAGTTCTTCCGTTGCAGTTTTCCAGCCATCCGCAACAGTTCTTTGATATATAGCAGCTTTTTCGGCTTCACTATTTGCTGTCCTTAAGGCTGGAATATATCTGGTTAGCATTGAATAATTATCATCTAAGGCAGAAACAGCAGCCCTTATAGCAACATTCATGTCAAGCTCAAATGCTTTTGAAAGCGCAATAGCATTTTGAACAACTTCTTTTGTTTTATCAATAGGAGCCTGCATATTTAAAGCCATAGCCTGAAGCATTTCGGCCTGTTCATCTCCTACTGTTGTAACTTTTTGGATCCAGGATGAAAATTCGCGCTGCTTCTTATATGTTTCTTCTGTAGCATCTCCTGCGTTTTTTAATGCTGTTGCCAATCTATTGTTTGCTTGTTCCTGAACATTTGATGCTCTGATAAAATCAGGAATGAGCCTGGTTATTACAAGATAAGCACCTGATAATTGTGTGATTCTTTGAAGAATAAGCTTCGTACCGCTCTCTTTTATCTTAATAGGATTTTTTTCAATACTACCCTTCATCTTGACATATTCTGCCTGTGCTCTTTTAGAAGAGTTAAAAAAATCGTTCAGTTTCATTCCAAGAATTAAATCAATTGCTTTTCCAGATATAGCCATTACATTTTCTTTCTGACATTATGAAATGCCATTAAATACACGTTTATTATTGGCAGTTTATCAAGTTTTTTCTTTTTCGTGAAATCGCCGTTTAATGCATCCAATTCTAACATCTCCCGATCTAACCAGTGCTCGAAACTTTCTCCTGGCTCTTCAATGTAGAAAGATTCTCGGATAACTTTACGATCTTCTTTTTCTCCGTCTTCTCGTGAGTGCTGGCTATTAAGTCCAAGGATTTCAGCAAGTCGTTCAATTTGTTCACGAATTTCCTGTTGAGTAAAAAAAAATCGGAGAATATTTGTCCGATCTGGGTATTTGTTGCCTTGTTAATCGATATCTTTTTTCTGAAGAGATAATCAATCCATTTAAAACTTATCAAATACAATGCTGTTATTTTTGGGCTTAAAATGATGCCAAAAAAGGCATCTAAAAGATTATATTTTGAAAGTAAGGGTTGGAGGTCACTAAGTTTAATTTCTTCGTTCCTGAAGGCAATTCCGCTGACAGAATTGTATAATTTCACAAGTTTTTTATCATCTGCCCAGGTCAATTCCTTTTGAATATAAATTAATCGACCTATTTTATATTCTGTCCGATCCTTTGCATTATCAATGCTCATTTAGCAAGCTCCCTGCCTCTTATACGAATCTGAGAACCGGTCGCATCAGGCACATAATCTAATTTGTAACCGATACAATATCTCCACCAGGATTGGCCAGCAACATTATATTCATAATTTGCTGAATCAGTTACTGTAACAGTTCCCAATGTCTGCTGAGCGCCTAAGGATGATGTAGAATTTTCATAAAGTGGAGAAAATTTGACAGTCATAGTTCTGGCATCACCAGATAAGAGCCACATCTTACCCCATACTGTGAGGGATCCTCTCATCGATTGATTACCACGCCAGTATACTATCCTGGATGCAACACTGTCGTCTGAAGCTCCCAAAGTATCATATTCAGCAATCACCGATTCAGTACCAAAGACACCACGATCATATGCTTGAGCATGAGCCAGAATGGGTAGAAAGATTAAAAGTAAAATTAATTTTTTGATCATTGTGATTCTCCTGTGTTTTATTTCCATTCTGGGAATTTATCCCATTCATAAAATATTGGATTGTCTCTTATATATCTTTCTATTTCAATATTATATTTTAAAGCTAGATATGTTTCTATCTCCAATCTTTCGAAATCGGTTATTACTCTATTATAGATTACGATTTCAGATATAAATCCATAAAAATAGGCAGTATATGTAGTAGCATAATGTATACATCCAATCGCAAATTTCGTAAATGTTGCAATCCCAACATCAAGATCTTGATTATTTATAATAGTTTCGCCGTTAATATATTCTGTAATTGTTGTGCCTGAAAAAATATGGCTTCTTATTATCCATGATGTATTTGTTGACCCACCACTAATACTTTTTAAGACGTTTGAATCGTCTCTCCTTAATAATCTATAATTATTTGAATTTATATCTATATGGTGCCTTGGACTTGGACCATCCCCACCAAACCCCAAAACAACCTCATTGCCTATCCCATCATTATGAGCCATAACTATAATCATGGTAAATGGTTTATCCGATCCTGTAAATAATGAAGATAAATTATTTGCTGTCAAATATTCACCATTGCCACTAAAACCTATTGCCGGATATCCATTAATTTGTTTATCGTGCCAATGAGGCTTATTGGATGTCGTTGCATTATAATTTCCTGTTTTATCCAACCAGGCACTTATGTCATCTGAACCGTCTTTTGTTATTCCATAATCTGCACACCACCAAGATTTAAGGGAATCGATATTATTTGGTTTCGTTTCAGAGGCATATAGTGGGCTCTTCAAACCTAATCCGGAAAATAAAAAAGGTATAAAAAGAAAAATTAATATTTTCATTTATTCACCTATTTTTAAAGTATCTATATTCATAACGACAAGAGAATCATTTAAGACAGTTATTTTATAATTTCCTAAATTCATTGATGCATAATTTAAAGATGTTGTATTGTCATGGAATAATGAATCATATCCCATTGCAAAATTCCAGCCCAAATAAAGCGATCCCTCTGCATAAAGCCAATCCCTGTTTGCCGATGGCCCTTTTAATCTCATCCAATTACCATAAATATCTCCACTCGATAAATTACCTTTTATATCAATTGCATTTAAACCATTTATCCCCCCATGTTCTATGGTATTATTAGCTATGATATATTCACTATCTGTTAATTTTATTACAGCAAAATCAATTAAATCTTCAGTTAACATTTTATTATTTTTAATATTTATATTGACTGAATCAACTAAAACAAAATAATTATCACCCCATCTATTAATTGTGTTTCCATCAACATCTATTTTAGAAATAATTTCCGTTCCTGAAGTATAAAGAAACCCTTGATCTGTATTTATATCTGAATATTTATAGTTATTATGAAGTCCATTAAGAATTATTCTCAATTCGGTAGTGTCCGGAGGGAGAATAGAATTGCCGATAATATTTAAATTGGTAAAATATATTTTATCCATTTCAAAAACATAAGGCTCCCTGTAAAAACTATTATCAATTGTACAATTAACAACATCAATTTTATCAATCCTATATTTACCCAATTCTGTTCCGGCCCTAATAAATCTACCTATATTTTGAAATGTACAACCTTTAAAATACATTCTTTTGAAAGAGACAGAATCGTTATTGGTTTCTGTTATAGCCCTGCCATTTATAAAGCTTGTATTATAGATATAAAATTCCAAATTTAATTGTGCATATTTATCATAATCAATTTCAAAGCTGGATTGAAAATTAATTATTTTACTGTTTTTTATATCTATTCTCTTAATTGATCTTGGCTGTTCAAATAAAGCAAAACAATTCCATAAATTAACATTATCCAAAAGAATATACTCACTTCTAATAGTCCCATATGAATCACCTGAAAATTCTTGCGCTGTGCCATCAAAAAAAACTGCATAATCACCATATTTAAAATGTGCATTTATATTTTGGAATATTGAAGTATCTGCATCTATATTTCTATATAAAATAAAATTATTTGAAGGTATATCCTGAGAATTCCATTCAATATTTTTAAGCACTATTTTATCAACATAATCATCCTGATTTTGATCTGTATTTATCAGAACTGGTGTATTTTCACCAACAAAACCATCGATTATATAAAATTCCCTTTGATTATCCGGTTCCGATTGATTTTCTATCCAAACTCCTCTTGAACAATCTCGAATCTCACAATTAGTAATATATAAATTCCTCGATCTATGATAAAAAGCACTTTCTGCATTTTCAACATAACAATGATTATAAATGATATAAATTGTACCTGCATGACTATCAAAAGGATTATAGGATCCTACATATTCACCATTATAATATGCAGAGCTATTTGTCACTAATAACACTCTATTGTAACCATCTATAGCTGTTCCTGTGGTCATTACATGTCTTACATTTTCTCCTCTTGCTTTATCAACGTGACAAAAATCAAAGTATTTTGGATTAATTAGATATCCCTGCCCGTTTTCCATCCAGTTTTCACCTGAAACTGAGGTTACAAATATATTTTTAGCAAAATGTAATTGCAGGCCACCAGTTACAGCAGAAGCACTATTAAAAAGAGAATTTGTAAATGAGCTTTTGTCAACAAACATATTTTTAAAACCATATGCACGTATATCTCCATCAATAATATTTATATTTTTTAATGTAATTCTTTCTCCAAAATTAATTTTATATATATTATGCTGCCATATCGAATCAACATCTACATTAAAAACGCATCTATTTGTAAAATACATATATTGATTACCACTAGAAACCCCAAAATGTGAAAAGAAATTTAAAACACTATATCTTGTACCAGAAGAATTTAAACTATCAGCAAACATTATTAAATCACCATAATATATCGGTTTAAAATCCATGCTATCATTGATTTCGATTCTAAATGAATCAGCATGTATGTCATCTTTAAACATAGATGGTAATATATTGCTATCTACAAATTGTGCTGCTGTCCCCAATGAAAAACGCAAAGAATCCTGGCTTGTTATTTTTATACTATGATTATTTAAATTCCAGGTCATACCCGATAAATCTATTGAAATATTATCACCTTCATAAATATAAAAATCAGAGTTAGTTGATAATGTTTCAGCTTTTGCAGAAATGTCCATATTCCAATTGTTTTTCGATAAATCAAAAACTTTTTGTACTTCGTTATTGCCCATCCATGATTCCAATTGTATATTCTTCCTAACATGCCACTCTACTCTTGCCCAAACATATGCTGGATTGGGATGATCTAAATATGTAACGATGTTGGGATTTGTTGAAGAATTGGATTCAATTACCATCCACCATCCACCGCCACCAGTATTTGTTGATGAATATTGTTTTAGATGGCACATCCGGTTAAGAGGCATGTTATTATTTTTTAGATGTGTAGTATCAATTACAGAACTAATAGAATCACCTATGATCGCCGTTACCTCTGTATCGCCAAGATATAATTTATAATCAACCCTTATACTGTCTGCTCTGAATTGAGCAAAAAGCAAAGATGCACAAAGGCATATAAAAAATATTATTTTAATCATTCCACGGTTTAAATACATCTCTTTGCACCTTTATAACTACTTCTTCACCATCATTCATTAATGAGTTGCCATTCAAATAAACGGTATATTGGCCATTGGTTACTTCAGCAGGAAAATTATATTGCCAGGAGATTCCTCCATCGGAAGGACAGGTAATAAGATCCCCAGGAGCAGATCCGCCTTCAGGCAATAACTGAATAGTATGGCCAGATTCTTTTGCATCTGTTGTTTTATTCCTGAGTCTTATATAATCAGCATGCAGACTCATGAGCCCCCTACCTTAAACAAGAGGTTCTTCAAATCTGGATCGGAAAGCAGCCTTGGTAGCCAAATCTTCTGCATCATAAGCAAAAGGAATAGTCTCAACATCGCCTGAAGATATTGATTCATTAAAAACAAGAATAGCTTCTGGAAAAAATATGCACATACCAGTTACTTCACTATAAAAAAGAATATCCTGTTCAATATTTTCAATTGTTTCATATGCAGTATAATCTCCGACTTCGCTCTGAATTAAAATCCCTTCCAAATGCCCATTCCAGCCCATGTGTTTTTTCTTGCCATCATCCAAAGGTTCTTGCTCACTCGATTCAAGCGTAGCTTTAATTGTCTTATCTCTGCAGTATCCCAATTCCGTAAATGTTGCCAAAAACGTTGCGAATGCTGCTGCGTCTGCCGGTTCCGAATACGCTTCCGGAGTACGATGTAATACACGATAATGACGTTTCTGAATATTTGCTAAAGTACGTGCCATTTAATAACTCCTTAAATTAATTATGTGACCTTAACTAAATTATCAATGTAAAATCTTACTTCATCCTTAATTGGATAATCGTCATCCCCATAAGTTCCCTCTATAGTAAGGATCCTTAAATTATCGTTTATATCATCCAATGCCAGGTCATCTCCGGAAAGCACAATATCTACTGAAGCAGCCGGTACAGAAATCACAACATCTTCTCTTGAATTGATGACAGTGCCATCCCGATCGGCGAGCGACCATTTCAAACCGGCATCAGGAATAACCGCTACCCCATCTTCATCAAAAAAATTTGCAGTGATAATATAAGTAGATTCTTCAACAGCATGTGTGTCTAATGTGCTCGGCATTTTAACCTTCTGTAAAAGTTATGCTTGGTGCTTTTGAACTAAATGCAATAGGCATCCTGCATGTAAAAGTAATTATTGGTTTTCTTGTTGTCATTAAATAAAATTTCTAAATAAAATAATTACAAATTTTGAATATCGTTGTGCCACCTGAATCCTAATAATTTAATTTTAGGATAAGCATTTATGCCTACTCTGTTTAATTGATTCCCACCTAAAATCCTGATATAGCCTTTATAGTCATCAAGAAATATTCCCACATGACCTTGCCAGGATCCTGATCCTCTTTTAAGTACAACAATACAACCAAGCATAGGATCATTAATTCGATATCCCCATGTTAAAAATGATCTGGCAGCCGGACTTTTTGTACCTAGAACATCAACCTGTTCTAAAGCCCAGTTAACAAATGCAGCACACCAGGGAATCTCGTCATCACCCCTCATTCCTACAGATTCAAGATATTCATTTATTCTGGGATTTGAATTATTCCCTTCTACTTCCATAATACCAATTTCCTTTAAGGCTACAGCCAAATGTCTGGGTATCATTTATTTTTTAATTACCATTTTTAATTTTTTTGACATCCTGTTTAATTTCTTTTATGTCATCCTTGATAGTTTCAAGTATATTAGAAAGATTTAAATCCCTTAGTGTTTCTTCTCTGTCATGACTAATGATATATCCTTCCATGCGTGTTTCATTCTTTTCTATTCTGATCTTATTTTCTTCAGCGATTTTCTCTTTAACGATACTTACTCCCAGATCAGTTGCTCCCCCACCAAAAAGTGCAGCAACAATTAACATAGCGGTTTTGAAATCTATTAATGATCTACGCTTGTAACTTCTGTCACCTTCCTCATCGTTTGATCTTTTTTTAGGAGCAATCATTATTTTATCCGTAGCCTCTTATTGATATATTTAAAACCATATCTTAATCCTGCATAAAAAACATTCATAGGAAACGCGGTTCCCGTCACGTTCTTGAGATATTCAAGTCCCTTGTCTCCATATTTAAAAATGTAATAAGGCGCCGCTCTTAATAAGGCATCTATGATATTTTCATCATTATTCGGAAGTTTTTTAAGTTCAATAGGATTGGCTGAAGGATTTATATTTGCCTTCAGCCTTTTTATTGTTTCCAGAGCAGGTTTGAAAATAGCATATTCTGCCATTTTAATTATTCCTTTGATTTGAATAGTGCTTTGCTCCCAGTCACAACATTAGCGACCTTCCACATATACGCAGCTGCTGCAGCCCAGTAGAGAGCATATTCAGGATGTCCTTCTACCGCACCTGTCGCGAAATATGCTGCCACTGCCAATACAATAGGTACCCAAACAACAAATTTAGCAGGGATGAATCCCTTAACTATCTGGGTAAGAGCGATAATTGCTCCTATAATACCAACATTTACTCCCAATGCTCCCCAATCCATTGGATCTTCTAAATTAACCTGAGCATAAACTGCTAATGGGAGCAGAATTAAAAAAATAAAAAGGAATAAATAATTAGGTTTAAAAAACCTCATAACTAACCTCCTATTTGGAAAAATTTTCATTTATTTTATATCTCCCACCGGTCCGTTACATATTCAACATTAAAAAGCATCGAGGCACCGGCATATATCTTTTTAAGATGCTCAACTTCCATTTCGGATCCCATATATTGAGATCCGGAAACATCGACATTACTTGATTCTTCAAGCGCACTAAATGCAGTTAATACATCCTGGAGCATATCTCTTAATGCAGCAGTAGAAGTGCTGCCAGGTGTTGGTATAACAGCGATTTCAATTTCCAACACATGCTCTGATTCAGAGTCCTCACTAAAATAATCGCGTACATCTCTGAAAATAATGCAGGGATAATCATCTTCACTTATTGGAATATCGCGCCATTCAAATACTTTGCCATCAACATCAAAACTATAACCGTTAGCAATACTGATTGCATTTAATAAAGTATCTATTTCATCAATTATATCCTGCCTGATTGTGCTCATATCTGGTCCTCACTAATATAAATCCTTGTCACCCCCTCCTGGTTTGTTTCTTTTTCAGCATAATAATAAGTAGTTCCATTTATTGTAAATTCGCTATCTGAATCGATATTGCCAATATCGGAAGTTTTAAGCAGAATTGATGGGCTGGCAGATTCAATTTCTGTATTACTCAAAGCTCTTTCATAAGGCATATCTAAAAAGGCTTTTAATGTTTCATCTGTTCCATCTGGTTCTTCTTCAGTTATTCCATAAGTGTGAGTAATACTTAAAGTCAATCCTGCATCAAAAACAGCATCGATATCATCTAAAATTTGCTGTTTTATCGTCATTTCTTTTCAGAAGGATTTTCTTTTTTTTGATCAATTTTTGCACTACCTAACTTAATTTTATTTGCAGCCAGCATTTCACGAGCAAAACCTTCAGAAAATTCTCCCTGGAAACCTAGATCCAATCTTTTTCCATTATATCTGAACGGTCTTGTTACTGTTGCTTTTACTTGTTTTTCTGGCATTTTATTTTTCTCCTTATTAGAAAAAGCTCCGGCAATTAAACCGGAGCCATCTTTTGAAGTTATCAATTATTGTGTATCTACCGATTTTCGTAATCTTTGAGTTTCAAGACCTGCATCTTTTTTCAGCATTAAGGCCCAGGTAACTGTCGTTGCATTAATAGCTTGACCGGCTACGAATTTTAATCTTGTATATGGAGCTACATCAAATAATGCAGAAACAGTTCCGGCTTCCACACCAACAGTATCCACAACGGCTGTTGTGCCTAATGCATCAAGATTGGCCATTGTTTCGCCGGTGATCCAGGTTTCGCCATCGAACGAATATTCAGTAAGAACATTTACGTCCTCTGTCCCTACTTCACTACAGATAGCATATAGCAAACCATTGGCTACATTACTGCCACCGGTATACATGCCCTGAGTATAATAGGCATCTCCTGATCCGGAATCTGAAAAAGTAATGGTCCCTTTATAGAGCAAAACGCCAGCATAATCCACACCGACCGCTGTTTCATCATAATTAGTTTCAGCAGCAAAAAGAGGCAACATCAGCAAAAGAATCACAGCAAAAGAGATTGCACTTTTATTTAAGAATTTCATAAATCTATTCTCCTATTTAGTTTTAGATTTCTTTCAATTAATCCACTTCATCGGAAGCAGAGAAAGCAACAGCTTGTCTGATTCCTATATCGCAATCCTGAAAAGCACGAATTACAATACCACCCCGATCGCCTAATGTTACCTCATCAAGTTTAATATCCAGTCCAGACCAGAATCCCATGATGATTTGAGCGAAAACACCAAATATTAATGTGGATTCGGGGACCTGATTTGAAACTGCCAGAGGATATCCATTGCATTCATTCTGCGTGCATAGAAATTGAGCAGTGCTTGTTGCTTTCTCACGCGTTTTCATCATTCCTCTGATTGTAGCATTCGTGAGATAGGCCATTGTTCCGATATCGCCGTTTGCGGCAGCAACATCGGTTTCAAATTCTACAATAGCAGCCCAATCTAACGATGTACCAACAACATCGCCTATGCCATCCGTATTGAGAATTCCTGTAGGCTCCGCCGTCCCGGCTCCGTCAATGGCGGCTAAATCAATTGCTGATCCCAGGACATTGATCAGATCGTTGGTGATAAGCATTTCAATCCCGGGATTAGATTGCAAAAGCATCTTTCTTGTATAATCTACCCTTGCGGACACTGTCTTCGGTCCCATTGTCAGCGCGCCGAATGTAGGAGTGCTTTCTGTAGTATCCGTTGTTTCGTTATTAATCCAGTAGGCAGTAGCCGCGCCGGTTTGTTTTGGAATACTTACATTTCCCTGGAGACCGGCCAGAGTAACAGCGCCCAATTCAATTATTCTTGATCGATTTCGAAGCAGGTCAATAAAACTGCCGGCAAGATGATCGGTTGCTATCAATCCGGATGCGGCAGAGGAAAGAATATCGCGCTGGAACAGATTTCTCACTGCCTCCGCATAGAATTGTTCTTTGGGTTCTATTTTTCTTTTCAGCAGAACATCTGAAGGCACAAAAAATCCTCTTGGCTCCACTCCGTTCTTTTTCGCCACTGCATCTGATGCATCTTTTTCGTGGGATCCGTTTTTCCATGTGCCGTTTAAAATGTTTTGTATCGCCCTCTGGATACTAAATTCTTCAATCTCCTTTTCGCTCATACCGATGTCAGAAACTTTTGCATCAATATGCTTGACATTATCCAGTTTGTCCATTGCCAGTTTGCGAAAATCATTCACGCTCGTGCCCTCTTTTATGGCTGTTTGCGATTCAGAGATCATATTAAATCTTTCTCCAATTGCCATTATTTCCTTTACGCGCTCAGTTTCCTCTTTGCGTGCATTGACCCGAATTTCATCGGCATCTTTTTCCGCTTTCACTCTGATCTCCCGCGCCTCCTCTTCTGACTTGGCTTTTCTTTTGGCTTCTTCCTCATATATTTTCTTTTCTTCTTCGTTCATATCAAAACTCCTGTTCTTAATAATATTTAAATCAAATTTTTTTAAATCGACATTCCGGTTAACACCAATCGTATAATCTGCCGGTGTCGGTTCAAGTGAAATCTCAAAAGGTTCCCATTTCGTAACCCTGTATTCATCTGGACCTTTATCGGTTTCTTTTTCAAGTATCGCTTCATGGAGCATATAGCCCACTGATACAGTTTGCCTGATTCCATCTTTTACGTCCTGAAAGATTTCCTCCGCAAAGACAGATCTGCCAAACCTGGCCTCGGCATAACCCCTTTTATCCTTGCCAATACTGGCATTTTCGATTACACCTACCTGCTTGGCTCTGTCATGCATAACGAGCAACGGCCCCGCTGCTTTCAATCTATCAAGCATAACAGAATCAGGTTTATGGTCTAGTATCTCAATAAACCAATAGCGATCGACCGGAAATTCACTTGAGAATGTTAATTTTACAATTCGTTTATCTTCGTCTATATCTTCTTTCCTGATTTGAAAATCGCGATATAATTTTAATTTTTCTTTCATTTTTTATGCCTCTGTTTTTTCTTCTAACAATAATGTTTCGAGCATTTTCAAATCCCATTCAGTCTTTACGCCCCACTTCTCGCGCAATTTCTGCTCTTCCGCAAGCATCTGATATATTTCTTCAAGGTCTCTTCCCTGCTCACCGACAATATTGCTTGCTGTGTTAAGCCCCATTTTTATGGCTGAAATCGCAGCAATCATATCGGATTTCGGATCCACCCAGGGCCAGCCTCTGGCTATCCAGGATGCCGCATTAAACTTATCATATTTCGATAAGGGGAGATTGACTTGCTGAGTAAGGAGAGCCATTTCAAGCCAATTTTCAAAAATAGGTTGCATAAAATGATTAATGGCCCATGTTTGAATCTTTCGCCATACATCACGTTCATCAAGTACGCCGGCTCTGATGGAAGAATAATTGACCCCTTCAAGATCATTGGCCAGATAATTATAGCTTACATCGAGGCCCGAAGAAATTCCTCTAAGGCACGCCTTGACAAAAAATTCAAATTGACTTGTAGGATGCTGCGGATCCCATGGCTTAAAATCCCATCCCTCAGGAAGCGTTTCAAATGTCCCTGGTTCTACTTCCTGAATCGGATTCCCTTCAGAAGAAGTATCATCACCGGTATATTCTTCGCCTGCCCTATTAGTATAGAACCCGCCTTTTGCAGATGCCACTCTGGCTGCGGTTAATTCCGCTTCCTCATAACCACCAAGCATATTAAGCCTGGTCATTGCGGCGTGCATCCATGGGATACCTCTGGATTGACTAATTCTTTCCGGGATGAAAAGATGAAGAATCTCATCAGCATTAATTCTTATTCTCTGACCATAGCTGTACCCAAATGGAACGTCTCCGGGATGTTTCTCAAAAATATGATAGGCAACAGCTTTCCCCCAGGTGTTAAATTCAATCCCCATTTTGATATGATTGCCATTTGAAATAACATAATTATATTTTTCATCAAGATGGTCTGCTTCTATAAGCTGAACCGCAAATTTAAAATCGTTATCAAATCCTTTGATTAATCTTATCAGAACTTCTCCATCGCGGGCAATTGAACTCATTGCAATATCCTGAATATCAAGAAATGAATAACTTTCGGTTACATCACAATTGCCTTTTTTAGCCCATCTTCTAAAACCTTCTTCTATTCGATTATTTGCCGGAACATCAGAAGATCCGTTATTGTCTTTTACTCTGCTCTGGAGCATAATGCCTTTTGATCCTATTACATTTGTTTTTACCATGCGGATAAATTTTTTAGCGTAATCATTATTCCGCTCAAGCTCCCGGCTTCTACCGCGTAAGGTTGAAAGATTTGCTCTGATTTCCGAATCGGCAGAATAATTTGCAGAAGCCCAGGAAGAATAAAGCCTGCCTGTACTCGCCCCGGAATAACTTTGCCTTTTCATTATTTTTTTCATTAGGCGCATAAAATATTTTTCAAATATCAAAAGCGCACCTGTATTTTTTTCTTGTTGCCTAGTCCTAATGCCAGGTTATCAGCATCTTCTTCTTTTTTTACTTCTGCTTTGTATTTTTCCCGGATTGTTAATAATTCAGTGATGGGTATTTTAGTTATCTGCCTGCCGGCAATAGAGTAGGATTCAACATCAGAATCGATTCTGCCTTCAAGAACAGCTTCGATAGCATCTAACATTGTTTTAGCATGTGAAGCCATAAAATGTCCAAGACATAGTTCGTCTAGAAGTTACAAACTAAAAATTTCGATAATAAAGAGACCCCAAAAGTCTTTGGGATTATGGAATGGTTAATAAAGGATTGTTTTTTATAAAGATAACTAACTAAAAAATAATTAAAAAAAATGTGATTTTGTTAGGTTACCGGGGATTTTGCAAAATTGCTATTTTTTATAAATATGTATTATTTATACGCTTAAGTGATTATTATTTTTTTATTTTTTTTACTTTTGGGGTACCCTTTTCTGTTTTGTCTTTTATTTTTAACGTTTCCTTATCCGTTTTTTCATTTGTTTTATTTTTTAATTTAGAATTTATTTGACCGATTTGATCAGACATTTTATTAATTTTAATATTAATGTCATTTATATCGGAGGTTATTTCTGTTATACTCTTTCCATATTTTAGAAGATTTGTATTAAATTCCACATCAACAAATTTTAAAGTGGATTTTATTAAATAATGAGGACATTCCTCTGTGCCGCATTCGCCGCTAATCCAATATAATTCACACTTTTTACAATATCTGAATTGAGAAGTTTTTTTCTCATTTAATAAAGTTTTAATTGATTCCATTTGATCTCCTTATAAGCTTATAATATTTTTAACTCTCGCGCGATTAAGAATAAACTGATCTAAAGCCTCTTGATAAATATCTGATTGACTTCTGTTAGATTCTTCTGCGATAATTTTTAATTTTTCAATTGTATCTTCGTAAAGTTTTATTCTGGGTGGATGTACTTTTTTAAAATGTTGTTTAGGCCGGCCAGTACGACCATTAATCATTTTTTCCAATTATTTACCCACCCTTTTTTTCTTTGTTTTCGTTCGACATGAGTTTCTTTTTCTACATTGCCAATTTCATTTTTGATTTTTTTAAAACTCTGCGCGATTTTTTCAAAGTTAGGATTCAAAATTGCTAATGCTGCCATGCAATATACCGTAGCATCGAGCACCTCATTTCTTGCCCGATCCTTTACCCATACTCTATGAGGGAATCCTCTGGTGTATCTTGTGGTTGCACGCTCAGCAGTCAATTGATTGAAATATTCTTCATCGTATTTTAGAGGAAAATGCATATATCCGGATCCGGTTTCATCCATTTTTAAACGTGAATAAATGATCTGTTTTGCTGTATCGGTTCCGATTGAAAACAATTTTACATTGCCCTTATTCGACTTCGATGGCCTTGAGACCAGCGGTCTCCCTACAACATTGGATCCTTTTATTGCATAAATTCTACTTAATTCTTTGCCTTTGCAAAATTTATATACCTGCTCTGTAAAATGACCTCCGGAATCCACGCACGTGCAAGAAATAGCCAAATTTATTCCATCCTCATGTTGATAATTAGTCTGCAACTTCTGATCCAGATCTTTCCAGAATTTTTCAGAAGATAGATCGCCATGAAGAATTACATAGTCAACACTCCAGGATTCTTCCCCTTTCCCCCAGGCTTTTACTTCGATTTCAACACGATCATCTTGCACATCCACCCCTGCGGTTAAAACTAAACCTCCTGCCGGTATCTGAGCAGTATATTTTTCACGTCTGGAATACAAAATGTTTGATTCAACTTTTTCGCCTTCCTCTTCCCAAAGTTCGCCGAGAGTAAGGTTAACAAAAGTTTTCAATTGTTCCGGATTGTCTTTTTTCTCAAGGAAATCTGTAACCATTTTTGAGAAAGTAGACCAGGGAGAATAAGCTTCCCAAATATGAAAGCCAGTCATATCTTTTCTTTTCGCTACTGCTGTAGCCCTCCATTCTCCTTTTCTGACAGCTTCTAATTTCTGAACATCATTCCATCTGGCCTGGCATTTTTCACATTCATAATAAGCAGTGTCAGGAAGATGATTTCCATTCTCATTTTTATCCCATTTCACCTGCCCCCAGATCATAACCTGATAAGTTTTACATTTCCAGCATTTAACAAAATATTTTTTCTGATCAGTCTCATTCCAGGCTGATTCAATACGACTAAGATTTTTTACGGTGGGAGTTGATGTATAAAGTTTGAACCGGTTCCAAAATGTTTCACTTCGTTTAATTGCCAGGCCAACCGGATCACCTTCGGCTCCGGCTGATGCAGGATAGCGATCTATTTCATCGAGTAATACAATTCTAATAGGCCTAGATGATAATGAAGCAGGAGAATTGGAAATAGCAATTGTTAAATGACCGCCAGTAAATACTTTATGTTTTATCGTATTGTTTGAATCCCTCGATTTAGGATCCTTTATTTTATGCCTTATTCTTTCAGAATCCCGGATCATTGGAGAAAATCTATCTTTGGACCAGGTATCTCTCATTTCCATAGTTGGCTGCACAACCAAAATAGGAGCAGGATCCACATCGATGAAATATCCGCAAATATTATTCAGGATTTCTGTCGCTCCTACCTGGGCACTTTTCATAAATACGATAGTCTCAATATCCGGATCATTAACGGCATCCATGATGCCTTTTTGATATGCTGCACGTTCTGTGTTCCATTTGCCTGGCTCAGCTGATGCCTCCGGAGATAGCATTCGATATTTATCAGCCCATGTACTTACTTTAAGTAGTGGAGGAGGAGACCAGGATTTCATTATTTCTGATAACATTATTCCCTAATTATAATAAAGTTATTGCCGTATATTTTTACTTTTTTATTGATCATAAATCCACATTTTTTGCATTGAATAATTATAAAATTTGGATCTTTCATAATTGTAATTTTATGTGATTTACAGTTTGGACATTTTATTTTATTCATTGCATGCTATGGCAGCATTTGCTGTCATTACTGCTTCGCGTATCTTTCTGATCGCTGCAGTCTGATCAGCGCACTGTGGAGTATGATCAATTATAGCATAACCAAGCTGTTTTGCAGCTTCTCTTATCGCTTGATATCTAGCTGCCTGATCATCTTTCGGTTGGTGATAAGTAAAATAATTATCTATTTCAAAATGATCCATATTACCTCCTTGAAAACCTGCTATTTCAAATCTAGTAATTAATGTTTTATCTTTCACTTTTTTAAATTCTAATATTTTTCCAATAATGCTTATAGATAGACAATTCGACGCATCCAAACCATGGGGGATACATCCAATTAGAGATCTGTCTTCTTTTATAACATGCCCGATTATTTCATTCTTGTCATGGATAAATAATACTTGGAATTTATTTTTAAGCAACATTCTTAAGCCTCGCTAATTCATTTAATGCCTGATGGATTTCTTTCTCAAGTATGATTTTTATTTTTTTAATCGATGTCATTCCAACAATTAATGGAGCGACTTTAACCGGGATAGATAATATTTTAGATTTAGAAATTGAAATTATATCCTGGCAATATTTTATAACTTTTTCTTTTTCGATCAATTCACCTTTTTTCTGTTTCAATTCAAGCTCTGCTATTTTGAGTTTTATTATTTCATGTTGCGCTCTGGCATCAATATATTTAGTATCTTTTTGAGGGAGTAAACTCCGGTTATCTTCAAGGATTTTTTTCGCTTTATCTAAATTGATTTTACCATCTTTCCGGACATAGATCATGCCTTTCTTGATCAGAGAATGTACTCTCTGAGGAGAGATATTCATTTCCCTGGCGAAATCTGATTTAGATACTAATTTCATATTAATCAATTTTCGATTTTAATTTCACCATTTCTAATTCTAATCTCACCAGATTTATCAATGCCTGAGCCGATTTATTGATTGCATTTGCCTGATTAACATATTCCGGATCTTTTGTAACGCTTTTTATATTCTCCAGGAGGATTTCCTTTAATTGTTTAGAAGCACCATTAGATGGCAGCAATGATAAATCATATGTTTTATCATCTTCAATCGGCAAAAACTCTTTTTTTATTTTACCAAATGCTGTTGTTTCAATTAATTCTATCCATTCAGGCTCGGCTACAATAATTATAATTCCTTCTTTTGATCGCCAGTCTTTAATACTGTATTCACGTGTGTTATATAGAATTTTCTTCCCAATCAGATCATTTAAGGCTTTTTTGATCTTGATATGATTTATTTCTTTTTCGGTCATTTAAAGTTCTCTTTATCTTTAATTGCGTTCTTTTAAATTCAATTAATTCAGGATACTTCATAATATGGTTTCTTAATTTCTTGTCTATTTCTCCGTTAAATTTTCCTCTTTTTCTGGCCATTATTGTGGCAATATACTTATCGGTATTGTAATTTGAATTTAACCTGGCATTTTGGGCTCTGTCTATCAAGCGTAAATTCTCCAATCTGCAATCCATAGAATCGCCGTTAATAAATCTTATAATATGGCTTTTGGATATTTTGCCGTTCTCTTTTTCCCAGATATAATTGTGATATTTCATCCAAACATTTGGTTCTTTTATTTTAATATATTTGTATGCAGGTTTTGATTCTTTGTAATCATGTTTACGTATCGATATTGTACCGACAGGTTTCCAATTATGAGGTTGATTCCCTTTTTTAAATTGTGTAAGTTTCATTCGATGCGCTCTTGGGCTTTTTAGTTTTTCCAAAAATTCTTCATGGTGCCGAACATTCCATGGGATATGTCCTTTTTTGAATTCTGTCTCCGGGTTGTGACGGACCCCTTTTTTGAAACAACCATTGTTCATATTATTCTCTCAAATTCAATTACCCATACCCAAGGGTTTGAATCCCAGGGATAACCTCTTTTTTTATTCAACATATCCCAATAATTAGCAAAAGAAATTATAGGATCAGATCCATGATAGCACCTTCCTTCCTGGTCGGCGACATAGCCCTCTAATTTTTCATCATAAAAAATACCTTCTTTAATTGCCTCAATTGAAGTTATGTCCTGTAATGACTCAATAAAGATATCTTTTATTTTTAAAAATATTCTTGCTGCCCATTTTGGCATATAGATTGATGGTTTCCATTTGAAATTAATTTCTAAATCTTGAGCCATTCCCGCTTTATAATAAATATCTCCTTTTTCTGGAAAATCTCTAAATGTTTCTTTTACATAGAGTGTGTCGTTCTTTTTCCCAAATGGACAATATTTAGCTTCAAATTTTTGTGGATCTACATTTGTTAGTAAAGGGAAAGCATCTGGATGCATTTTAAATTTAACATCCAAACATAGTCCAAAAGGTTGTGGTTTAATTATTCTTCTGGTCTGAGTTTTTCTATCTTCAAGAATTGCCTGGACCATTGGAGTAGAAAATATTATTGGTTTTTCTTTAATCATCTAAGCGCTCCAGGATATAAATCAGATCTTCCAAAAGATATGCTTTTCTGATATTCTCAATTTTTAAAATAATATCATATGGAATCATTTGACCATCTTTGCCAGATTCTATTTCTTTTAAAATTTCGATTAATTGATTTTTATTCATGTAATCTTTCTGCTATTACTTGACCATTATATTTAACTGAAAAAATATATTTTGGTACTTTATGCCCAGGTTCAATTTGATCAAATAATTTTGAATATCCCATATATTCAAATATTTTATTATGAAAAATATATTCACATTTAATTATGATTACTTTTGAGAAAATATCATAATGAACATTTTCAGTCTTTATTAAATTCTCTGAGATATAAAATCTTCCAATCCTATTTTCAGAAATTAATTTATTTTTTTTCATTTTAATGCAACCACTTTTCAAACCTCAGTAATTGATGAATTCTTGCGATCAGGTGTATCCTCACGGCGATGCTCTGGGAAGAACCTAAGCAATTTTCACTCTGAATGAAGATCATCATGGACCAAATCTCTCATCGAATTCACCGCTATACGGAACAAAGCAACTTGTACCTTCCCAATAATATATCCAGCCACCAGGTACCCTCATAATAGCAATGCTTCCAGTAAGGGATATGTGTTCATGTAATTTTAATTTATAAAAATCTTCCATAGAAATTTTATTGATTTTATCCATTACAATTCCTTATTACTCTTACCTATACCTTTACTATACTATACTAGTACTATACTATTACTATACCTGGGGGGCTTGGAAGCCCCTTCGAAGCCCCTTAATTTTATATTTTTCAAGTTTATTTCTTCAGAATGATATACTTTTCAATAAATTCATAAGGCTGATTAGTCAATATGACAGGGAATCTTGATTCAATTGTATCGGAATTAAAACTAATTGCATCATCGTAAGTTCTATGCGCTCTGCAGTATATATATCTGATATCTCCCGTATAAAGGTTATCATAGTTTAGCAATCTTAATTCCTTTTGATAAGTGGAATCTATCCTCACATAATTTGTATCATTTTTAGTAATGTTTTGAAAAATTTCAAAATAAATATTGGTTGAATTATCTCCGGGATTATAATCGTAATCCCACACAATAGACAATGGCACTTTAATTGTCTGCGCGCATCCGATATTAACAGATAGAAATAAGATTAATAAAAATAAAAGTTTTTTCATGATAATTTCCCCAAATAAAAGTCCAACTCATGTTTAAACATTGGCCCAAATTCTTTCTCGACCATCTGTCTAAATGCCCTCTCTCCTTCTTTCTCAAACATCTTAGCCGGCGATACTGTGAAGAGTGGTTCAATCGGCAGCCGTTCCTTTCCTAATCTCCTCCAGACATGTTCTTTGCTACCACGTGCACGAATAAAGGCGCTGCGTATTAATTTACGCCCCTCGGTTTTTTTCACGCGTACAGTAACGCCTTTGCTTGTTTGCTTGGCTCCGAAAAGAATAAGCCTTAATTTTCTGCCCTTGATGGCAAGATAAGCAAACAAATTATTCTTCGAGGCACGCTTCATAACTATCCGATCTTTAAGAAGAGATGCCTTTATATTGTATACTTTCCTTACTTCTTGTGTAGTAACTTTGCGACCCCTCACCAGCAATTTGTTTGCAGTCCTAACGATTGCTTTTTGAAAAGCACTATCTAGTTTTTGTGTGGCCATCTTTAGGATCCTTCATTGGTTTTACTTCTTTCTCTTCTGGGATTGATTCAACTTCTTCGGTTTCAACATCAGATTCTTTCTTTGCCACTACTTCAAAATCCTCAGTCTCAATCTTTACTGCATCATAAAAAGAATTTTCCTTCTCGAACAATTCTTTAGCCTTACCTTCACTGTCTGCCTTGATTGTTCTCTTAATAACAGTTGGGAAACTATTGCCACGATTCCTTCGTTTCTTAAGCCCAACAATAAAAAAATTCTTAGCCATGGTATTTCTCCTTTTTAAAAATTAAACCCATACCCTGGCTGACCGCCCAAATCAATAAGATCAGAAAAGCATGTTGCCAGGTATTATTTATATAAATTATACACGTGATATATAAAACAGGAATTATTTTGAATGTATGATATCCATCTCTGAAGGGATTCCAGTAAGGACACTCAGGAGTAAAATATCTATCAAACCATTCGCCGAATATAGATTTCCATCCAGGGAATACTGCTATCTCCCGGATCCGGTCAGTAACACCCCATATAACGATGAATATTAATAATTGCCAATAAGTCATTTATGGTCCTTTGCTTTTTGTGCTATTTCTAATGCTTTCGTGAAATTTTGATACTTTCTTATATATAATATTATCTCCCCTATTGCTTCTTTCAATCGCTGGTTTTCATCATACCATTTATTAATATCTGCCTTGTATTTATTTTCAAGACATTCCAATTCCTCAACACGCTTTTTGAGTTCAGCATAACAATGATAACAGGTAATATAATTTGCTTGTATTTCATGTTTCTTACAATAATATGACATATCTCAACCTTTATGATTTTTAATTTCATATAAATTATCAATATCCTTATCATGTTTTTTCAATTCCTTTGCCATTAGTTCAAGGATTTTATTTAAATCATGCACATAGCGAACACTAAAATAAGTTTTATTATTGATAAATGCTGTATCTCTTAACTTTGCTATCATATCTGTTAATTCACTCATTGCTTTGCTCCTTTAAGATTTCATCTGCCATATAAATATTAAAAATACAAAAATAAAAAAATAAAGTATCATCCATGCTATTTTTAATCTCATATCTCTCCCTCCAATATCTCAGCAGCTTTTAGC